CAGGCGTCGAAACGGCGCGTGCGGATGCTGCTGAAAAGGAACAAGTCACTCAGTTTGCTGATGAAGAAGCTGGGTGGGCTGTTGATATTGGGCATGGCACTGACTCCACTATGGAGGTTGGGCATAATTTGGATGCAAGTATTGCTACCTTTTTAAACCGACCCATTAGGCAGTCGGCACAATCATGGTTGGTAGGGCAACCATTTTTCTATTCATTTAATCCTTGGAACGCTTTCTGTACAAATTCCGCTGTGCGTGACAAGATTAAGAATTATAAATTGCTAAAAATGAATTTGCATGTAAAGTTTGTTGTATCAGGTACGAAGTTTCATTATGGTAGAGTGTTGGTTTCATATAACCCATTTATTAAGAATGATCAAGTGACTGTGCAACGTAACTTTATAAATCAAGATTTAATTGCAGCAAGCCAGAAACCACATGGTTTCTTAAACCCCACAATGAATGCAGGGACAGAATTGCATTTACCATTTTTTTGGGATGATAATTATTTTGATATACCAACTGGCACATGGAGTGGAGCTGGAAATATCACAATGAAGTCATTCCAATCTTTACAGCATGCCAATGCTGGGAATGAACCTGTTACCATAAGTATTTTTATATGGGCAACAGACGTTGTCCTCACTGTGCCAACATCGGCTGATCCGCCGCTATTAGCACAAAGTGGCAGACCATCTATGAAGATGGGAGCTCAAGATGAGTACGGAAATGGTATAATATCTGCTCCTATGAGTGCTTTGGCCAGTTTTGCAGGCAATTTCGTGAATTTGCCTAAAGTGGGACCATACGCTATGGCGACGCAGATTGGAGCCAATGCGACTAGTTCTATGGCTAAATTGTTTGGTATGAGTCGACCAAACATTATTACAAACATCATACAGACGAAACCGTTGCCCGCTGGTAATTTAGCGAACACGGATGCGCATGATGGTGCGATGAAATTAACATTAGACAGTAAGGCTGAAGTTACTGTCGATTCTAGAGTCGCTGGGCTTGATGGTACAGACCAAATGGATATTGTCCAGTATTGTGGTAGAGAATCCTATCTCACACAGTTTTCGTGGGATGGGACGTTACCAGTGGACACTCTATTGTGGAACACCAGAGTTACACCAATGATGTTGGATGTGGTGGCAGCGACTGGGGAAATACACATGACACCGATAGCTCATATGTCTGCGGTATTTGAACAATGGCGTGGATCATTGAAATTTCGGTTTCAAGTAGTCAAGTGTGATTTCCACAAGGGTCGTCTTTTAATACGGTGGGATCCAAAAGGAGTGGGTTCCACTGTTAATTATAACACAGTTTATTCCAGAGCAATAGATATATCAGAATTGGATGATTTCGAGATTATTGTGGGATGGGGACAAGAGAACCCCTGGAAAGAGTGTGGAACACCGCAAGAAGCAGGTGGTACGTTATTTTCCACTGCGTCGCGATTGACTTCCATTTTTGCCACGGACAATGGGGTGTTAGATATATCAGTTCTCAATGAGTTGGTGAGTCCGGCACTCGATAAACCAGTGTTTATAAATGTATTTGTGTCAGCTTGTGACGATTACAAGTTGGCGGGTCCCACAAATGCCAAGATTGTAGATTTACATTTGTTCAACGACACAGTTGTGTTGCAGGCTCAGTCGAGTTTGGGACATGATGGGGCTGGACCTGTTGACCCTAGCGCCGCTGCTGCAAGTATGCAGATGGCGAAGTCTGGTGAGGCTAAAGATGCTACATATATGGTGTTTTATGGTGACCCCCCTACTTCTATACGCGACTTGTGCAAGAGATATTGTCGCACTCGCGTATGGGCACCAGTGAATGTTGCTCCAGGTAGTATTCGCCAGACTAAATTAATTAACAAGAATTTACCGTACTTCACAGGGTATGACCCCCAAGGTATCGAGACAAACGTCGCGGGTACCAGGTCATTGACGTTGGGTCCTACCGCGTATCATAGTTGGTTTTTACCTTGTTATGCCGG